TTATACAGTCTTGGTGGTATTTTCTTTGGTATTCTCTTCCGTTGCTTTGGTCAGCACGGTTTTTACCACATATACCAGCCCTTCCATGACCAGCGGCAAAACAATGCCATCACGGACGCGGCACCAGCCAGTTTCCTGAGGGGCCTGGGCCTTCACCTTTTCAGAAAAGCCGTCTACGGAATTTTCAATGATTGGCAGGACCTGTTCCAGCAGAGTGTTGGTCACCTGGTCCTTTAATTCATCAGTCACAACATCGACATTCAGTGCATCAACAATGTTGTCTCTCACATCAGTCCATTTACTCATAATCAGTTTCTCCTTTCAATTACTTTACTGGCATTCATAGTCCGTTACACCTCTGGCAATTGCCCTGGCAAAGTCATCCTGCTTTTCTTCCAGCAGCTGTTCATCATCATCGTTGGAAATGAAAGCCAGCTCAACAAGGACCGCCGGAGCATCGGTGTTAGTCAGTACATAGAGACCATTGACGCCAGGCGTAGCCGTTTTAACGCCGCGGTCTACAGTGCCCAATGCGTCAACAATCTGATTCTGGATGCAGGCTGCCAGAGCATGACCTGCAGAGCTGCCCGCACATGCCCATGTTTCTGTACCAGTTGCGGCTTCTGCTTCTGCGGAATTGCAGTGGATGGAGATGAAAAGATCTGCGCCGCTGGCATTCGCCTGATCGCAGATTTCTTCCAGGCTGTTGCACTGGAAGACGTTCGTCACACCTACACCAGCAGCCTTGAGATAGTGAGCGACCAGGTCACCAACTGCCAGCGCTACATCGCACTCGCGCAGACCGGTGTTGCCGTTCACTGCCCCCGGGTCCGGATTGCCATTGGGTGCGTGGCCAGGATTAATAAACACGTTCATTTGTTGTCACCTCCTTTCGGTGTGGAGCCTTTAATTGTGCCGCCAATGTATCCCAACAGGCCGGTCACAATACTCATGGCCAAATTATCGAGCCCATAAAAAATAGCCATTATCAAACTCGCAGAGAGAGCAATAATGACTAAAATGTTTTCGATATCAATTTTTTCAAACTGGAACAACGCTATCACCGCCTTACGAGTCCTCCGGAAGCTTATGATGCGGAAGGCTGATAAAGCGCTGATAGATACCGCTTACAATACCATTACCTCCCAGGTCGCAATATGCAGCATACATGGAGCCTATGATTTCCACCGTATTAATCGGGGCATATCCTCTTTCAAGGCATGTCTCCATCCCGGAAATAAGGCGGTCGCGCAGCAGTGCTTGCACTCCCTTTACCAAAGCTTCATTTCGTACTTCCTTTTCATTCTCTTGCTCTTTAATGCGTTTACGCTGCTGTTCCCACTCATACAACAGGATGCCTGAAAATAAGGATGGCACGCCTGCTAAAAGAATCTGCCACCAATCCACTATTTAGCCTCCTTAGTCGTGCTGTCGGCGGTCTTGTCCGTTGCGGAATCCTTAGGCGCTTTTTCCTGGTAAAGGCAGCAGCTGGGATTCTGGCATGTACCGTCATCACGTAAAACCTTCAAACAACGCACACATCTCTTCTTGAGTTTAAATGCCATGATTGTGGTCCTCCTTTTATCCGTTCAATGCTTTCATATCCGCATCAAATTGAGCATCCAGATTTGTCAGTTCGGTTCGGAGTTCGGTCTGGGTATCCGCATCCCCTGCCAGAGCCGCAGCCAGATAATACTTCATGAGTGCTTCTTTATCAGCTTCATAGGTAGACTGCAACTCCGCCTGCTTTTTGGCTTTTTGTTCATCAGCCGTCGGTTCCGGTGCAACGTAGGCCGTGGGCTTACCATCAGCGCCTCGTACATATTCGCCAGTCAGATACTGGTTGTAATCTGATGCGGAAACGACATCCACAACGGCAGCATCCGTAAACAAGGTTTTAGCCTTTTCCTTCAATGCAGTTAACTTCTCTGCATTTTTGTCTTTATTCGGGTCAAAGTCACAGATGAGCGACCCAACCCGTTTGCCGGCTGTATCGAATCCGGAAACGTAATAATCAACATTCGTACCGTTCATTCACTAATCCTCCTGTAGTAAAATGGCCTCCATGAAGGAGGTTTTTATTATGCGTAAACCCAATGGATACGGCTGCATCAAACGATTATCCGGGAACCGGAGGCGGCCGTTTGTTTTTGTAATATCGGAAAATGGCAAACAACGCCCTGTTGAATACTTTACTAACCAGATTGACGCTGAAATCTTTCAAGCTGACTACAACAAGACTCATAACCATCACTCCCTCCCTGGGCATCAAATCACATTAGAAGAACTGTACCATCGGTGGCTGCCAGCACACACGGCAGATACCGCGCCATCAAAATCAACACTGTGCAGCTATGAAAATTCATTTAAGCATCTCTCATCCCTGCACCATGAACCGTTTGCCAGTCTGAAATACATGGACTATCAAAGAATCATAGATGACATGAGAAAAAGCGGGCTGTCGTACAGCTCGCTTAAAAAGGTGCGATCACTTATTTCATTACTATCTCAGTATGCCAGCAAAATCGAACTGACCAACAAGAACTATGCTCCGCTCTTATCCATCGGAAAGAACAAGCAGGTCCGGCCACACAAGCCGTTTAGCCGGCAGAAGATAAACCGGTTATGGAAAGCCGCTTGCAATGACAACGTTGATACTGTGCTGATATTGCTTTATACGGGTATGAGAGTCGGAGAACTGCTCCATCTCCATAAGTCAGATGTCAACATCCGGCAGCGTTTCATCCGGATCACCAAGAGCAAAACCGTTTCCGGCATCCGGATTATTCCCATCCATCCCAGAATTCTTCCATTGATAATTGCCAGGATGGATTCGCCCGGTGCTACTCTTCTGAGCGATGCCAATGGAAAACCATATGATTACAGCCGCTATTGCATCATCTGGCGCTCAGTCATGCAGATCATCAACGCTGCTGGCCATACAACACATGATTGCCGGCACACTGTCACAACCTTGCTTGACAATGCTGGAGCCAACGAAACGGCCAAACGACGTATCTTAGGGCATGCGGGCGGCGATGTCACCGAACGCGTCTATACCCACAAAAACATCCGGCAGCTCCGGAAATGCATTGAGCTATTAAAATAATGTTACTAATGCGATACTGTGGACCAGGTGGCAACCACGATTTCACTATATATTTTGTGATTTCGTGGTTGTTACTACTGTTTCCAGCAAATCCGATGAAAATACGGTAATTCCAGAATTACTGATTCCCAGAAATGACCACAACCAGCGTAAATATTGGATTGCAATAAAAGCAAATCTTTTGATGGGCCGTGCATATTCTCCATAGTTCTCTCCTCCAAAAGCAACCAGTATACAGTGGGGAACGATGGGAAAAGTTGCATCCGGTTCAGTAATATCATTACCAATATCTGCCACTCCTGTTGTCGTCGTTCCCGTTGACATGAACACCAGTAATAATAGCCTCATTTTTTCAACAGTAAACTATACCAACGGCTCATTTAGAATCTATGGTAACCGTGTGGATGGCAATACGGAGGTATATGGGACTTGGCTGGCAATTTGCTTTTGAACAGTGGGGAAGTGGTTATGAAAGTCAAACGCTTACACTGCCGATACAGGGCACAATATTGTCCATTGTCGGGTTGCACGAAGGCACTACAAAACAAACGGTTTCTTACTCACAATCGGAGAATAAATGGGTTGGTTCAGATGTCGATCTTTATTTGTTTTATATTGCTATTTGCAAATAA